GCGTGCCGCTGAATTGCGCCAAGTTGGCGTTGTGAAGTAGCTTTATAGCTATAATTATTTATGTTATAATATAATCAATAATAATTACGCTAACGGTTGCGGCAAAACTGGTTTATAAAAAGGGAACTGTTGAAAATATGCAACCAACACAAGCACTTGATCCTCAAACCGCCCTCTACAAGGCTATTACCGGTGCCGCTGAATATTTGCTGCAACAGCTAGACTGTAAATCGCAGCGCGCGCGCACCAAATACGAATATTACGACGCCGACAATGAAATTACGGATTTTGGCATATCAGTACCTAAAAAAATGATGAACTCAAAGCCTGGCATTGGTTGGGCGAGCCGTGCGGTGAACACGCTAAGCGATCGCCTTAATTTCGATGGTTTTGCTGGTGATGAGTCAGGCATAAATGATTTGTTTGAACGTATTGGTGCAAGCCCTGTTATTAACGCAGCACGCCACGACAGCATTATTGCTGGTTGTGCTTTTATAGCTATAGCTGATGATGGTGGTGGTAAGAAGCTCATACCATTTACCGCATTGGAAGCTACTGGCGTTATTGACGAAAATACAGGGCTTTTGTCAATGGGCTTGGCGGTAACCCGCTGGTCGCTACCAAACCCACGCAAACGCAATTATTTAGCGGTGCCAGTTGACTACATCCTATTTTTGCCGGAATTTACCGCAGTTTTTGAAGATGACACATTGTGCGACATTAAAGAAAATCCAACAAAACGATGTCTACTCCATCCAATTACGCGAAAAAGAAGCGCTAACGCGCCGCTTGGTAGGTCAAAACTCACCAAATCCGCTCGCCGCATTATTCAGGAAGTAGCACGTGTAAAAAGGCGCTATGAAATCGCTAGTGAATTTTACAGCACGCCGCAACGCTATATAAACGGCTTGGCTCAAGGTGCTGAAAAGGATAATAACCTAGACAGCGCTTTAGGCAAGGTTTGGGCAGTAACTAAAGATGATGACGGTGATAAGCCTGATATTGGGCAATTGGCGCAAATGAGTATTGACCAATTTAGCGGCCAGAAAAAGGACTTGGCACGTGATTTTTGCGCAGAAACAAGCCTAACGCTCCGCAACTTAGGCTATGAAACTGCAAACCCAACAAGCGCCGATAGCTTGACCGCAATGAGTGATGATTTATTATTAGAAGCTAAAAGCCTTCAGCGTGAAATGGGTGAACAAATTAAACAACTAGCTATTACGTTACGTATGTCAATTGATGGCATTGCCACCGTGCCTGATAAACTTAAGAAGATTGTGCCAGCGTGGTCGCCAATTTTCCAAGTTGACCTTGGCGCAGCTGGTGATGCAGTTTATAAGCTATTTCAAGCAATGCCTGAGCTCATTGGAACGGTCCAGTCGTATCAAATGCTTGGTATTTCAGTGCGCGAAGCTGAACAATTGCAGAAGATACGGCAGTCATCCATTAACAGCCAATTTATGCAAGGAGGTGCTAAGTAATGCGCGAACCATTTGCGAATACGTCGGATTTACAGGAATATTGGCGCACGCTAACACCTGATGAAATTAACCGTGCTAAAATTTTATTAACACTTGCAAGCGATCGCTTACGCATGATGGCACAACGCGCCGGTGTTGACCTTGATAAAAAAGTACAAGCTGATCCTGGTGGTGTTTATGCTAGCACGCTGAAATTTGCCGTGCTAGATGCGGTTAAACGTGCTATGCAAGCGCCGGCTGATTTGCCGCCAATCAATTCATACCAACAGACAGCTGGTCCATACAGCGAAAATATCGCCTATGCGAACCCTACAGGTGATTTGTATTTTAAGAAATCAGAATTGGCGCTACTTGGCATAAGTGGTGGTCAAAGCCTGAATAGCCTTAGCACAACGCCAAATAATAATCTTTACGGAGGTACTCAATAATGACAAAACGTGTGTTTAATATGGGTGGTGGCGCGCACAGTGACGCCGCATACACAGCATTTGAAAATGCAGCTTACGGTAGTTGCGTGGCAAACGCTACAAGCCTTGCGGTTAGCGCTGGTAGTGGTATGAGCGTGCGTATTGCGGCCGGTGATGGTATTATTAGCACGCCAAGCTCAGGCAAACGTATTCAAAGTGATGCTATTGAAACGGTTACGATTAGCGCGGCTAACGCTACATATCCGCGCATTGACAGCGTGGTTGTGTATATTGACAGTGCCGTACAGCCAACCACAGCGGTTATTGATAACGTTAACGGCATATTGAAGTTTGCGGCAGTAGCTGGCACGCCGGCAGCTAATCCAACCGCACCAACTGAGTCAATGATCCAAGCGGCAATTGGTGCTGGCAACAGGTATATGGTTTTAGCTGATGTAAAAGTACCGAACGGCGCGACCAGCATGAACACGGCAACGTTTACTGATCGCCGCAAAGTCGCTACTATGGTTGACGGCAATAATATTGCGAAAAAGGCGGTTAAAGCTGAAAATATAGATTTTACGACAATGCCTGGCAATAAATACAGTATGGACGAGCAGGACACTGGACAAAAATGGATTGACGGTCGCCCTGTTTATCGTAAAGTGGTGCGTGGCACTGTGAATATGACAGGTGGTTTTAATACGTCAAACTTGCCGCATGGTATTCAAGGTCTATCTAATAGATGGGAGTTAATACGATACTATGGCAATATGAGATTATCTGGCGTTTTATCAAACAATCCTATAAAACAGGCACTGCCTTATATTGAGGGTACGCACCAATCAGGAGTTACCTCAATTGATCAAACGAATATTGCAATTTCTGGTAGCTATAATTGGGGCAATTCAGAAGTTAGTATTGTGCTAGAGTATGTTAAGTAACTAGACAGTACCTACTGCAATCCAACTTATGCCGTGGTTAGCACCACCAAAAATGCCTGAGGTTGAGGCTGTGATAGTAGTACCTGTCTGATTAAAAGCTCCACACTCAATGTTTGTGCCAGCACCAATTTTCTGGTCAAAACTTTCTGGAGATGTTGGCGTTTTGAACGTATAGCCGATTAAGACAGGTATAACCGCGTATACTTCCTTAAACTTCTTAGGAAAATTGACTTGGACAGACTGCTGTTTTCCACCATTTCCCAAAAAATAAACCCAGCCAGATTGGATTATTAAATTACCAGAAATAGTTTGTGCTGAATTGTTAACACCATACGTTAGCATAGTCGTAAAATCTATATTGAGCGTATTGATAGCTAGACCACAATTTTATATAATTAAAACATAAGGATTTTGCAATATGTTAGAAAAGGCACTAGACGGAATAATTACACAAGGCGGCTTGCTTGGTTTATTCATAGTGCTATTTGTGTTAGCTATCATAGCTTTATGGTTTGAAAACCGTACCTTGCGCGCTGAAAATAAGCAAATAAATGAGGCACGCATTAACGACTTAAAAGAAGAACAAGCAGCGCGCTTGGCGGTTGATCAAGGCATACGTAATAACTTAGATAGGCTTTTAATTAAGATTGAAGCAGGGCGAGGTGAAAAATGTTAGGTGTGTTAACGTTGCGGCAATCACGACCGACGATCATTGCTAATATTGAAGTTGAGCGGCTTAAGCTTGAGCGTAAGCGCGCCCGCCAACAAATAAAAGACAGCACCGAAAAATTAAATGAAGTGATACGCCAAAATCATTTTACAATTCAGATACACCAGGCAAGCCACAAGCAGCCGCAAAATGGGGGAGGCAGTGGAAAATAATATTGCCGTAATCGCATTTTTACTAATAACCAGAATAGCAACTCTGGTTATTTTTACGCGCATTTTATTTAAGCAGTTTAGCCTGTTGCAAGCACCGCTCGAGCCTGAAGTAATACCAACGCGCAACGCGCTGATTGCTATAATGCTTATAAACGCCTTGGCGCAGCTAATGCCTATAGCACTTAGCGTTTTATCGCTAGGCACACCCCCGCTCCACCCTGCCGTAGAAATATTTTACAGATTATCAAATAGCACTACCGATTTATGCGCGGCAATTGGTTTTTGGCTAATTTACCGCGACAAAGAATTATAAGATAATATGTTATAATAAAAGCAAGCAGAGCCACGCAATGGCGTGCGTTGTGCCGATTGCCATAAAAATAAAGGAGAAAATAATACTATGGCAAATACAGCAGCAAATGTAAGTTTTGGTAAGCCTAAGGTTACCGGTGGCGTTTACGTAGCGCCAAAAGGTACTACAGTACCAACCGACGCAACAACAGCGCTTGACGGCGCTTTTAAGTCACTTGGTTATGTGAGTGAAGATGGTTTGGTTAACAGTATTGAAACCGATACTGAAACCGTTAAGGCTTGGGGCGGTGATACCGTTTTAAGCGGTTTGACGTCATTTACAGAAACGTTTACGGTTAACCTAATTGAAACCAACGCTGACACACTAAAAACTATTTACGGTCCAAGTAACGTTACTGTCGGCGTAGGCGGCGCTATCACTGTTAAGGCTAATAGTAAACCGCTTGACGAGCAGGTGGTTGTGTTTGAGGTTGGTATGACTGGCGGTCGTATTAAGCGTATTGTAGTTGAACACGCACAGATTACTGACCGAAGTGCTGAGGTTAAATACGTTGACAACGAAGCTATCACGTATCCAGCTAAGTTTGTAGCGTATCCAGACAAGAACGGAAACACGCACACTGAATATATCGCAGTGGCAGCGTAAGCGTTTTACACACCTAAAAATGCGCCTCTAAATGAGGCGTATTTTTATGCTATAATTGATTATGTTAAAGGAACTAAAAGGAGTTGACACCAATGACACAATTACCAGAAAAATCACAAACCACCACGCCAGCAATGCCGGCACAGGTTAAAGAGTTTGAGTTTGATGGCTATAAATTCAAAGTTGATACTGATTTAATTGATGATGTTGAGGCATTTGAAATTATTGATCGCATTGAAAATAAAGGTCAATCCGCCGCGGTTGTGGCACTGTTTAAGTACCTAGTTGGCGTTGATGGTTATGAGCAAATGTCGGCATATTTCAAGAAAAAAGACGGCAGGTTTAGAGTAACCAAATTACTACAAATCTATCAAATGGTCGTGTCGGCATTTGACCCAAAAGGCTAGCGCTGGCACGTGTGCGCCAACAATATTTTGATGAATTGGAGGCGGACTTCCAGCAATACTACAACCTTGATATTAGCCAAGTACCACGCCAGCGAGCCGCACGCTTGCTATTTCAGTTGCCACAAAATTGCCGCACATTCTGTAAAATCGAACCGGCCAACCAATGGGGCTGGCAGGAGATATTGTTAAACAAAGCAACATACACGCTTGATATCCTAGCATGGCAAAACACGCAAGACGCAACGAAGAAACCGCCACGCAATGTGCCTAAACCATTTATGCCTGATTTCATGCGCAATGTTGATAAGACTCGCGCAATTAATAAGGACTCGGTGCTTATGGATGTTGACGAAATGCGCGAATTTTTAAGCCGGCCACGTAAATAATTCATATACAAATTATTTGTGCAATGCTAAAATAGTTGTACAGCAGCTAGTGAGTTTTGGTCCTTCACTTTTAACTAGAATAGCTGACTGTTTTATACCGCTCACCTAATTACGCGTAACTCTGTGGGCGGTTTTTTTGTTGCCAAAACCCCTTCCCCGGCTATCCCCCGACCCCTTCCCCGGCTAATTTTTGCGGGGGGGGTTGAAAAATAGGCAATAACAGGGGTAGCGACACACCCTAATGGCAGGGCAGGGGAGAGGTGCGACCCCTATAAACATGTGCGCCATAGCGTGAGCAGGGGAGTGATGGATAGTAACGGTTATGTTATTGGTTATAGTATTGCTATAATAAAAACATTATGGCAGATGTTAGTTTTAGTTTAGATACCAATAACGCTAACGCAATCCTGACTGAGATGGCAAGCAACTTAGTTAATCAAAGTGCGGTGGCAGTTGCTCAGCGTGCGCAAAGTATGATTGGTAGCATAAGCACCGAACCGCTAAAGGTTGAAGTTAGCACGGGCGTTGGCACAATCCGGCGCGGTACTCGTGCGATTGGCAAAGTCAGCATAAACACCGCCAACAAACACCAAGCATACATAGCTAATACGGTTTTGCGCAAGTCAAAAGACGCTGGTCGCGTAAGCTGAATTATGGTATAATTTAAGTAAATAATTACGCTAACGGTTGCGGCAAAACTGGTCAATTAAATTAAGAGGAAACGCAACAAATGGCAGATATCGGAACCGCTTACATACGAATAGCCCCGAACATGACCGGGATCCAAGGCAAGATTGCCGCAGGCATGAAGGGTGCAGGCACGCAAGCTACTAAGCAGCTTGGCGATGAGGTCAATTCTGGTAGCGGTCCATTTCAGGCAGCACTTGGCAAGCTAGGCAATATTGCTAAAGTCGGCGGCAAGGCGATTGCTGGCGGTATTGCGGCTGGTGCGACTGGTATTGCCGCATTAACCGGCAAAATGCTTAATGCGCGTGCTGAGCTTGAACAGCAGCTAGGTGGTAGTGAGGCGGTATTTGGTCAGTACGCAACGAACATTCAGAACATTGCCAAAAACTCATACAAAAACATGGGCTTGAGTCAAAACGAATTTTTAGCGGGTGCAAACAAAATGGGCTCGCTTTATCAAGGTGCTGGTGTTAGCGTGCAGGACAGTATGAAAATGTCAGCTGAGGCTATTCAGCGTGCGACTGATGTGGCAAGTATTATGGGTATTGATACGTCTTTTGCGCTTGAGTCTGTGGCGGGCATGGCTAAGGGCAACTTTACTATGATGGACAACCTTGGCGTGGCGATGAACGACACAGCGCTAAATGCTTATGCGCTCCAAAAAGGTATTGGCAAAACCACGCAGCAAATGTCTATGCAAGAAAAGGTTAGCCTGGCAACGCAAATGTTTTTGGAGAAAACAGCCAAGTATGCCGGCAATTATGCAAAGGAAAACGAAACGTTAGCCGGCAGCTTAAACACAACCAAAAAAGCATTTCAAGATTTCTTAAGCGGCGGCGGTAGTATGCAAAACTTTATAACAAGCT